TGCTTTCAGTATCTGCCTCATATTGATGGTCTGAGATTTTTTCTTCCTTATACTTATCTAAGGCTTCAAATACCATTCCTTTATTTTTAAGAATGGCAACAGTATCCTCGTATCCGTTATACTGCGTTATGATGTTTGGATGGGCAAGGCGGGCATCTCTAACGAATTGCTTCTTACTATACTCACCCTGTAGTACTGCGTTGTATTTTTCTGTAAGTGTTCTCATTGTAAGTAGTCGAATAATTTAGTGTGTGATGGACGTTTAGGTCTTTCAGCCTTTTTATATCCTATCTTTTTAGAAAGTTTTATTGCTCGATTATCTTTTTTATTTTTTGAAAAAGCATAAGGAGTTGCGTATTGAGCTCCTGTACCAGGCGTAAATGTTGCTCCAGTACCGGTAGTAGAAATTTCATCAAGTACTTCTTTTACTAATGATCTCAACTGCTCTCTTTTCATGCCTCTCTAATCTCTTTTATTAGTTCATAATATTGCATTAGTATAGCTAACGTTTCCGTATCTACTTTTTCTTTATTAGATAAAGGTGTAATATTATCAACTACTTCATTCAGCTTTATTTTTAAAATATCATCCTGTACTAACTCAGTTAATTCAGTTAATTGGAGTCTGACGTTTTCTAGAGCTGAGTTTACAAATTCTCTCAACCTAGTTGTTGAGTCTACTGATGTAATAAATTCTTTCAATATTCTTTTCTGTTCAGGCATTAAGGTTGCATACTTCTTATTAAACTTCTCTAATAAAATTCTATAAGTAAGCAGCTTAAGATCTTTTTCGTAATTACTGTACTCTTCTATTAGGGACTGTCTTACATCACCTTTGTCTTGAACCTGTTCTGTTAAGTGTTCTAATATTGTAGTTTTATTGTCTACAAATATTTGAGGATCTACTAATTCAGAATTATTTTGTGCTTCCAGCAAGCAGTATAGAGCAGCTAGAGCTTTGTAGTCTCTAACTTTAGCAGAAAAAAAATGCTCTAGATTATAACTCTCTTTTATATCAGCTATTAAATTATATTTTTGATTTTTAAGAGAGGCTTGATCTAATTTACGAGATATTTCATTGATAGTAGAGAGAACGGTTTCTGCTTTATCTCTACCTATACCTTTATTTTTTGTAATATACTCGTACAACTTATACTCTTTTGCAAGGAAGCTTTTACCGGAATAGTATTTTTTCAATATCTTTATTGCCGGTGAAGGTCTATTCTCAAGCGTATCAGCAGCTATTTGCTTTATGAGAAGCTCGTAAATTAGACCGGTATTTTTAAATTTAGAATGCTTAATCTTCATGAAAATGGTATTTTGGCATTATATATAAATATAGTTAATTATCCAATTCCTTAATATTACTCTCATCAAGTAAGTTATCAGGACTTTCGGTAACTTTTTCAAAGATTATTTTCTTTTTACCAAAGCTATCCAAAGTATCGGACATTTGTGCCAATACCGATTTTGTTTTAAGATTATCTATTTCTGCTTCTTCGTTAACATTATCATTGTCGCTTGGAAAGCCACCTTTCATATCCTTCTGCCCTAGTCTATCTCGTCCGCCTAATGGGTCTTCTTGAGTACCTATGAAAGATGCTCTTTCTCTAGGTCTGCTTACAGGTTCTGATTCGTCATAGCCTAAAGGTACTTTTGGAGATTCGGCTGCTCTTCTACCGTACATTGAAGCAAGATCATGAGGTGTACCGTAACTTACTCCGGACTCAACAGGATCATTACCTTCGTTTTCTATTTGAGCTAACCTAAATTTCCTCTTAGCATCCTCTCGAACAAGATCTCTCATTTCATTATACTTGTCTTCAGAGAGATTAAATATATGCTCGTAAACGTAGTCCGTAGGAAATATTTCCGAGTCAACCATATTTTGGGCAAGTTGCATCTTTTCAGATAATAATGCTACTTTCTCTTGTTCAAATATAATTGACGGATTAGTTAACTTAATATCAAAATTAGTTAACGATTCACCGGTAAACCCTTGAGCATATAAATGTACTAGTGCTATTTTAGTTAGCTCTGATTCCATGATTCTCTGTATTCTTTCTACTGTACGTGCAAATCTAATATCTTCTGCAGCTAAAGTAGCTTTACCTTGAAGGTCACCTTCGTATCCAAAATAACCTTTTGGTACCTTTAAAGCTGCAAACATTTTATCACGTAAGTATTCAACATCTTGAGTACCATCGTAGTCAAGCCCTTTCGTAGTTTCAATACGAGTTGCAGAATCCCCATTTCTAACCGGTAAGTAAAAGTCTTCCATCATGTTCTGAATGTTGAACTTTAAGTTATACTGTCCGGTAGTTTTATCTACGTATGGAGTCTTCTTAATATTGTCTATAGTCTTCTGCATGAACTGATCTACCTCGTTTGGCGGAATACCACCGACATTAACGTAGAACATTCTCTTTTCAGGTGCTCTCATTATACGATGGATTAACATCGCATCTTCCATAAGAGTTAGCTGCTTAAAAATCTTTCTTGCAGGTTCCACATACGAACGACCGTAAGGTAGGTAATTGGTGTCAGATATTAAACGGAAGTGAGCTACCTCATAATTCTCTAACTGTATAACCTTTTTATTAGACTTAGGAATATAATTAGGGTCGGTAGAAGATGCTAAGCCATCAGGATCGATATGAAATTGTACCTTACTAGGGTTTTCAGGATCTAAACCTTCGTGTCGTACCATATGATATACGGTGTAAGGTAGAGCGTTATATACTCCAAACTTTTCACTAATTTCTAATTTAAGAAAAAAGTCACCGTACTTACACATATTACGAGTCCAAGACCATAAGTTAAACTCTATATTAAGTACATCGTAAAATAAGTTATAGAGTACTTTCTGTAATCTTTCGTCTGAAGATTTAATTGAGAGTACTTCGCCGTGTTCATCTCTTAGAGTAGCTTCATCAGAAATAATATCTAAAGTAGAAGCAATAAGAGGATCTGTATCCATAGCCTCATAATCTGAGTATAGCTGTATCCTTAACGTTTGATAGTTAAGGTTTGGATTGAAAATATTCTTATTATTATAAATGTAGAGACGACTAAATCTGTCTAATAGAGAGTTAGTCTCGTACTTACCGGTAGTCTGTATTTGGTTTATATCAGCTACCTTTAATTGGTTTCCTCCTACATTTCTTACTACTACGTCTGTAGAGAATAATTTAGAAAGGCGTGAAAATAATGATCGATCTGCCATAAGGAAGGCGTTAGTTTATTATATAAATAGTGTTACTTAAGTATCCAGGATATGTCCTCGTCACCATGAGGAGTCTTCATATTATACGGATTATTCTTCATTTTATCAACTGTAGTTATTACAGCAGGGTTACGTTGATTAAGGTTAGTAAATGAGGATAGCTGTGCTCTAACCAGGTCCATACCTTGCTGTCTTAATCTCAGAGCGGTATCTCGTACATATAGACCTATAGCAAAAGACATTACTACATCATCATTATACCCGCTTTGAGCTTGAGCCTTACCATTCTTCCAGATAAATACTCTCATCTCATTTACAAGCCTTTTAGACTTAATAGTTACTGATCTTTCTCTAACGTACTCCATCATCTTGGCTATAATTAATGGACGAGTTTTAGCCGAAGTTGTAAAACCGGGTACAAGTTTATCCGTATCCCATTTATTCATATATGACTCTACAGTTTCAGTTTGACTCCTAGAAGAGTAGAATAGATTACGATATTCACGTTCTAACACCTGCTCTATGGTAGCCCATCCGATATTAGCATTTTCTATTACGAGTAGGGCATCGTTGTACTCTGAAGCTGCTCCGACAAGGACATTACCGAAGTCCTTAGGAGAAAGTTTACCCTTGTATTCTGCTACTTGTACGGCATTTTCTATATCAAAGATGTGAAATGCTGAGTAGTCTTGACTGTCTCCTCTTGCTACATCAGCAACTACCATGTAGTCTTTTGAGTAGTCAGGTGATTCCCATATCCACATGTTTCCGTCCACACCTCTACGTTCTACAGGTTCTTGCATTTGGGTTTCTTCGTAGTAAGTCATGTCTTCGGGTTCAAATACAGTATCCCCGGAAGATAGGAAATCACAGTCACATTCCTGTGCTGCCATCCTTGGTCCTAGGTCTGCATCCTGTTGTTCACGCCAGCTTTCATTTCTTTCCGGGTGAACAGTCCAAGGAAGTTTTATAGGGAGAAAGCTATTTTCTTTTGTTTGAGCTCTTGCCCATGTTTTATGAAACCAGTTACCTACACCGTTAGGAGTTGATAGAGCTATACACTGTCCACCAGTTGCTAACGTTTGTTGGGCAGAAGTAAACGTTTCGTCGATGTTGTCAATAAATGCAGCTTCATCCAATACAAGTAGTGATACTGCTTCAGATCTTGCA